ATCGTTCAAAAGCTAAAATGTACAAAAACAGCTGGGAACGCTTTCGTGATGGAGCTTTCATCGGCTCTTCATATGAAAACAACGTTAAAACAAACGAAGTTCAGAAGGCATTTTCCAAGCCAGCCAAAAATAGAAGCACGCTCAATCCTCCTGGTGCAATAAAAGCTATCTTAGGTGCCGTGAATCAAAACCTCTTGAAGTGGGTCAAATCAAAAGAACCGTCATTCATATGCGGTTACAATGATGAACAGATTTCTAAAATACTCACCACGTCTTACCGCGACTTATCTCAATACGGAGAGGTTGTCCAAATTAGTTTAGACGGTAGTGGTCACGATGCCCATCAACATTGGGAGCTTATATCGAATGTAGATGTTCCTTTTATAGCCTCTCGCGGTGAACTTTATAGAAAGATGGGATTGCAGCCTCGTGAAATTGAATTGGTTTTGAAATGGGCCAACTCCGAGTGGTCGAAAGTCAAAATGTATAACAAGAAGTTGAAACAAACTTGGTTTAAAGCTGAAGTCCGAGGCACAACATTCAGTGGGCATCCCACGAAAACCACTTTGGGCAACACACTTCGTGTGATTACATATATTAAGATGGCTGTCAGCATGTCCTTTGTCCCCGTTACGCATTACAAACTTTTTGTAGCTGGTGACGACGTGCTAATTTTTGTGACCAAACAATACTCTGAGGCTCTACGCGATGCTCTCTCTTTGATATACACTCCGTCTGGCTCTAGTATACGCGGACTTGGTCTCAAAGCTGATTCTCCTTCAATTTCGGATCTCAAACAAATCAGTTTCCTTTCTCGGGAGTTTTTGGTTTATGATAGAATAAGATGTTGCCGTAACATTCCCAAATTGCTCTTTTCATCATTTATACAAGGCAGTAATAAGAAACCTATAGGAAGAGGTGCCCACCGTACAGCGGTCACGGACGGTCTTGTATACTCACACAACATACCCAAGCCTAGTTATTTAGAAAAATACATCGCCATCAGACAGAGTGAGAAACCTACGGTTTATGACGCTCAACAATATTACATTGATGAAAAATACAAGTATCGTGATACTGGTG